GATTCAAGCGACTTCTTCGGATACAGCGGTTCATCCTTCACGAAAGTGGAGTGCCTATCAAGCGCGTCCTGTAATTGGTCGTTTGACCAATAGGTAAACAGCCCGATGGTGTAGTCAGCCGTTCCCGCGTTCGTCAGCCCTCGTAACAACTGCATTAATCTTGTCATGGTCGATCTAACCGCCATCCCTGCCTCCTAATTTCTCACTCGGAATACACCGTTTCCACTCTGCGTATACCGGTGGTCATCGTGTACCATTGTCATACGCGGGTTCATTGTGATACGTACACCTGCGCTCTGTAACTTCTGTGTGAAGTCAATATCCTCTGACTGATAGAATCCCCGTCTATCGTCCCATTTGGCTTTTTCAAATACCCATCGTTTCATTACGATCCGCCCACCTGAAACATAAACGAACGGGTCTGTTTCTTTGTAGTCCATAAGGTAATGCCCGCGCTGTCCGCTGTAAGTACACCAGTCCCAATTCCGTGAGCCGTCCGGGTTCAGCATCCTGGTACATAACACGTCCCATTCATCCCCAAAGGCTTCCAGTTCCTTGATGAAATCCGCGTCCAGTATCATGTCATCGTCAAGTATGATAAATATTTCAGCCTCGCTTGATTCGCATAAGAGATTACGCATTTCGCCAAGCCGTCCATTTTGCGCCGCGTCTCTTGCTTCTATATATTTCACACCTTCCGGTATGTTCGCCACGTCGCCCGCTATGACAATCTCGTAATCGTCTGCGCCTGTTGCCTGGATACTGTCAATAAGAGCCTGTAACTTTTCAGGGCGCTTGCCGTTGGTGATTATCCCAAACAGGTATCTCACTCTACGCTCCTGATAACCTCAAACTCCTCAAACTGTCCTGGTCTGCCTACGAGGTTCGCCAACCAGCGCGCTCTCTGCTTTATTGCTATGACGCTTCTCGGATGCGGGTACTCCGGTGATTCGTGTCGATAAAAAGTTTCAATGATGTCTACCGCTTTATCCATATGTCCCGTCACGTCTTTGTAAAGGTTCGGGTGGAACTGCTCTACTCCCCAAAACGAGGAGGACGGACACGGGAAAGAAATAATGTTTTTCACGGACGCCGGACGCGCTGCTACGAGTACAGCCTCAAGCGTTCTGCGGTGATCCTGCCCGACATCGGTTCTGGCGTGTGTGTAAACGGTATCAGGCTTGAATCTACGGATATATCCCTCAATTCTCCTGATAAGTTCAAGCAACGGAACGGCGTCTAATTGCTGGTCTTTGTAATCAAGATGGTCGAATGACTGGACGCCGTAAGCGTTCATCGCATCTATGAATATCTGCCTCTGGTAGCCTACATTCCCGCCCCGCGCTGTTACCCCATCGGTGAGGATCAATACGTTAACCTCGTCACCATCTGCAATGTGTCGGGCAAGTGTGCCGCCCATGCCAAATGTCTCATCGTCCGGGTGCGCTCCTACGATCAAAACGCGCATTTTATCTCCATTACTGTATCTGTCAGCATCCTGTAAGTCATGCCGTATTCAGCGATGTACTGACCGAATTGTTCAGGGGTCATACCCTTGAATGTAGGATGCGACCAGGCTAATCCAACTTTATCCGTCAAATAGACTCCCTTAACCAGCGTAAATACATTCTTGAGATAAGCCCTAAAATGATGCCAGCAGCACGCGTGACCGCAAGGTGTAGTGTCAATGACCACGTCATACGCTTGACCATTCAGTAATCCCTCGCCGTGTTTATTGCAGATCCTCACCCAGTAATTCTCAAACTTTGGCGCTGTGTCAATTTCTTCCTGGCATACCGTGATCCCGTCGAGCCGTTTTATCTGTGAGCAGAATAACTTTGCAAGCGATGAGTTTCCTATCCCGATATGTAGCCAAATGGCGTCTTTGTTTGCGTATTCAGGTAATACAGCCTCGATACATTTCTGGTCGTTGCTGGTCGGCATGTGCGTCCAGTTGTCGTAGTAATACAGGTTCAATGGAGGCTCGTTACCGCAATACTCAACGATCATCCGTTGTATTCGCTTTCTTCCTGCCAGGCATCGCGGCTCACTTCACGCCAGGGCGTACCAAGTAATCTTGTTTGCACACAGCGCTTGCAACTTTCAAACGGATGTTCTTTATCATCCAGGTACGCTCTAAATTCATCTTCCGTCGCCGTGTAAAGGTTGATACCGTCTGTTCCTTCCGGTAATCCCATGAGAAGCCTTGAGATGAACGAGGCGTTATTGCAATGGTAGAACCATCCATTGTCATACTCGTTGCAACTGCGATAAATGCAATTCGCATACTGCTCTTGTGTGTCACCATGAGGAAGTGCGCTAAATGTCCGATTGAATTTCCCGTTGTGATTCACTTCCTGATAGCGTATTCCGGTCTCGGCTACCTTCTGGTGAATCCAATCAAGTTTCTGTAATTTCGGATAAACAGTAACAGCGATCCCGTCTACCTTCTGCCAAAATGACTCCGGTAGTTTGTCTAACAGCATGCCGTTAGTCCACACGCTTACGGTATCTGAAACGCCGGACGCTTTCGCGATGTCGATAATATCCAGTAATTGAGGATGCAAGGTAGGCTCTCCGCCTATCAGCCTGTAATCGCCAGCGTGCATAATACGCTTTGCAGCTTCCAGGTCGCGCTCTATCTGCGCCGGGTCAACAAAATGAGGCTTCTGCATGGGCGAGTAATGGTCGCAACAAATACAGGTATTCGTGCAGGCTGTCGTGATGTTCGTCTCAAATTTAGGAATATTTATCATACGTGTTTGAATACCCTCATGCTGTCTACAATGTCATCAAAAATTGTCAAGACTTACCCCGTGCTTTCTGAATATTAACCGCCGGTTGTATTCTCTGTTTTCCCAAAACTGCGGACTTCCATGTGTGGTGTTCGCTTCCAGGTGAGTAAATGGGAGATTGCTTTTACGCAACCCGAACCCGGCTTTTTTGGCTCTTATGCAGTAATCCAGGTCTTGAAACGCACCGGTAAGTTTGAAATCCTCGTCAAAGTGGCCTACGACATTCCATATCAGGCGCGGTACACAGAATAACCAACCGTCAAACCATTCGAGGTCGCCCTCTTTGAATACCTGCTGTCCGTAAAGGTAATGCGGGTCAAATCCTGCGACATATTTCACGAACGCCCCATTGCATATAACGTCCGTGTCCGTGAGCATAACCCAGTCCCACGCTCCGTCTATTACACGGTTGAAACTTGTCATAATTGCCAGGTTGTCGGTTCGCTTGACCGGGTATCTTCCGAACTTCGCCTGGTAAGGATGCGGACTTCCGTTGTCAACAATAGTTAGGTTCGCTTTCGGTTCGTGTGTCTCAATACTTTTGACATACGGTAGGACGTAATCGTTTACGTGTTCGTAACCGCTGGAGTAGATTTTTATTTCCATTCCGGCTTTACCTCGTGTTCGGTCATCAACTGCCAAAAATTAGAGCCGTATTTATGCTGTAAAACCTCTGTCATGTTCTGACTGGCTCTCATACTGCGATCCCCGGCGCTCATGTTCATGCGATCCATTGTGTAACCGATATTCGTTACTTTCTTTACCCGTACCCGCTCGTCAATCCACAGGGATCTGTTTTGTACCCGCGCCTTGTAGCAGGTCTCAAGGTCAATGCCCCATGCGTATGTCATATCCCTGTCAAAGCGCCCTATAGAATTGAACCAGTCAGCCCGGTACAACGAAGCGATGTTGTCTATCATCCATGTCCTACGCGGTTCGTCTCCACCACGAGTAATCATGTGCGCCCAATGCGTTGTGCTGTCACCGGTCAACGCCGGATGAATACCGACGGCTTCCTTGTTCGCATCCATAAACTCAACCATCGGTGTGAGTATGTCGTAAACATCACTCGTAAATTCAGTAGAGGTAATCAGGAACCAGTAATAATCGAACTTTCCGAGTGTGTCTGCGTGGTCTAATCCCGCCAGCCAGCCGCCGGTTGTCTGTACGTTCTTCTCAAGCGATAAACCGGTGAACCGTGACGGGTTTACAATGTCGCTGCCATTGTCTACAACGACCAACCGGTAATCTGATTTCACCCGCTTGTTGATTTCCTCACACAGCGCGTCGGTTCGCTCCGGCATGTTGTAATTGACGATGATTATTGCGGTGCTTGACATTCTGCCCCTGGTAGATTCGCTTCAATGTCAGCCAGTATCGGTTTCCAGTATTTTTCTGTCACCTTATCCGCGTCGTATGCTAAAGCCCCGTCCCTTGCCCGGCTGCGGTATTCTTGATTTCCCCGCATTTCGTAAGCCTTGAGTAGCCTGTCTACAACCGCCTCCTCTTTGACGCGGAACTGGAACGCATCGTAAAACTGGATGAAATACGGTGTGGTTTCCGCCTTCGTTACTTTCCATCCGCTAAAGCACAACTCACCCATTGACGTCCACTCACCGGTAATCACCGGGCATCCGCAAGCCTGCGCTTCAATTAGCGGGATCCCGAACCCCTCACCCATTGAACACATCAGCAGCACGTCAAACGCGTTGTAAATATCCACCATGTAAGCGTCTGGTATGCCAAGTTGATTCTGGTATTGGTCAACAAACGCAACGTCTATATCATCCGGTAAAGGCTTGCAGTCCACGTAGCCGGTCTTTAGTCCCATGACCTTGCAAAACTTCTGGAGGTCTAGCGAATCCCCGCCGTGTGTACCATCGTCTGTGTGGATGTACAGCAGGGTATCAGGGTTCATCATGTGAAAGGCTTTGAACGCGGCTATCTGTTCGTGAAAGGCTTTGCGCGGCGGCGTGGTTCCTTTGTTCGCTGCGACCATGCCAACGATGAAGCGGTGTTCTGGTAATCCGAGCCTGCCCCGCGCTTCTTTTCTGTCCATCGGTCTGAATAATTTTGTTTCCACTCCGTGAGGAACGTAGTACACGTCAAGCCCAATTGCCTCTGCCATGCGCTTGCCAAACTTACTCATTACAATCGGTTTCTTTGCCTGCTTGACCATCGCGTACACGTTCGATGGCATCGGTTCACTATCAACAGGGAACCAGGGGTACCAGTTGACGCCAAGTGTGTTTTCCGGCTGTACTACCCAGGCATCCATGAGGGTGATGATTGCATTCGCCCCGGCGTGTAAAGCGTGAGACCCTAACACGTCCTGACCGTAAGGGTGCTTGCCAACCGGGTACACCGTGACATCTCCGAGTTGTAACTTTCCACCCTGTAAGCCGTAGAACGCGGTAATGCTCATGGGATAGCCAAGTTCCTTGATGCGCGGTACAAACAATCTGGTTTGATTGCCATATCCCGTGTTAGCCCAGGGTGCGTTCGAATGCCAGTTGATTCTCAACTTCTTTTCAGTTGTCAAGGTTCCGTCTGCTGGTTGGTCTGTCATTGACTCCCTTTCAATGGCCTCCCTTTTGCGCACGGCAGGGATGGGAGGTGTCCTTTTCGAGTACGTAACTCTAGCCGTGCGCAGCGTCATCCTATGCTACGATGACGTTCCGATCAATTGAGCACCGAAAGTCGGGCGGTAGACGCCGTAAGCGTACATAACGCTTGCGTTCACTTCCCACGCGCCATTACCAGAGTAAGACGCGTTCCATTGCGGGTTGATGGTGAACGGTTGGCGGATGTCAAGCGCAATAGCTGGGCGGGCGAACATGCCTCCTACCGCTGCGGTTCCGCCGGTAATATTGGCATCCACGAAGAAGTCAATACCACCAAATGAAGCCTGATACGCGCGTCCAAAAACAGAGTCCTTGATCTTCTCGGACTGCATGAGGGTAGGAACGCCGGATGAAGCCGATGCCAGGTAGTACCATTGCATCGGGTGCATCACGCACACAAGATCTGATAAAACGTGTTTGCTGCGGATGTAGGCCTGCGCCTTGAAAATGTCCGCCCATGTGAGAGTACCGCCGGCGGTACCGACAGTTCCACCGGTCAGGCTTGAAAACAGCCCGGCCAGGTTTGCGTCAATGTGCGCGGAGGCAGTTTCTCCAAGATAGATACCCGCTTCACGGGTTGCGTTTGACGGATCGCTCTTGATGCGCCGCATGGTCAACAGCGCCATAGAACCGTACACCGACGGGGTGAGGGTTCCGCCTGCTGAAGCGTTGAATGACTGCTGAGACATATCAGCGGACTCGGCAACAGAGGCAAAAGTTCCCCCGCTGTAAGAGCCGAAGATACGCGGCGCGGCTGATTCGCTATCGTTGAACACTGTAACATGGGGGGCGATGATATTACCCTCCTGGGCCGCCATAAGCGCGGTCTCGTAAACATTTGCGATAAGGCCGGAAATACCGGCGTAAGTGGTTTCGTTTGCCATTTATTACTCCTGTTGAGGTAAGTTGATCCCGCCGCCTTTGAAAATGTCATGCGAAGAACCGAATAGGCGTTCACGCTTTTGCGCTTCTGTTTCTTCTGCATTCCCATTCGGGTTCGTAGGGTTCAGCGTCGGGTTTGGTTTTTGTGGGATAACCTTTGAAAGTTCCTCGGCTTTTTTGTCGATGTCTTCTTGAGTGTCACCGGGTATCAATTCAGCAACGGCGGCGGGCAGATGGTATTTCTCTGCGGCGGAGCGCTGCATCTCACGGCGCGCCTGCGCTTTCGTCATTCCCTCTAACTCCGCGATCCGCTTTTGGGCGCGTTCAAGTTCGGTCATCTCGGCCTCTTTGCGCTTGTCCTCCGCGGATTTCAGTTCCTGATACTGCTTTTCAATCGGCTTTAGTGCTTTTACTTCGTCACGCAATTTGTTGATCAAAGCCTTCGCCCGCTCTGCGTCAAAGACCTCCTGCGTGTTTTGTACCTCGGTGGTCGATACCTGATCGCTCTCCGGTACGGGTGTGACCGTCTCAGTCACGTTGGTTGGCTCTGCCATTTAGTCATCTCCTAATAATTTGTGTAGAGGCGTCTCGCCCCTCATGTTCCCAAATACTTCGTCTTGATAGTTGCTGGTAAGTTGATCAAGGTTGAATTTGCCCTCCTGCCACGCCTCGTATTTGCTATTCCCCATCATTGAGCGCTGCGTAGCCTCGCTCTGTTGGTTGAACCAGTCCACACCGGATTGGTCTATCGGGTTGGGCTCCCCTTTCACCCACGGCAGCATCACGCACCGCCCATTATGGTGATCGTCCGCAATAGCACCCGCTTCAAATACCTGCCCGTGTAATGCCACACATGACATACACGTTAGACCGTCTAATTCAGCGCACCACACCGAACCATGTAACACGTCAGAATTGGCACGCTGTAACTCGGAATTGGATTGCCGATAACTGTATAACTGCACCGTTCGCATCATACGCATCGAATCGGTCAACCCTATCCCGTAAGAATCAGTGATCCACTTGCCAATCGTGAGCGGGTTCTGACCGAGCGCCACTTTCTCTAATATCCCGTTGGCGATCTGTGCGCCGTGATACGCGGATAAGCCATTCAGCCTGGCAAACAACGCGCCGTCCGGGTCTAGGTATTTTGCAAGGAAGTCAAGCGTCATGTCACCCTTGACCGCGCTCTTTGGTACGTTCTTCGCCTCTACACCGAGCGCTAAAGCCAGCGCCCCGATCATTAGGACATTCCCCGCGCTGAATCCGCGTTTTGCGCTCTCGGTTGCCTCTGTGGTGATCTCTGTGCGTAGGTAGGCTGAATAATCCGTGAGTTCGTTGTCTATTGTGTTGATAAGGTTCTGATATGCCCTTGACCGCTTCACGGCTTGCGCGGTCAGCGTGCCTTGCTTCTGCAGGAGTTCGATCTGGTCTACGAGCGCCAAGCCGTGAAGCG